CTTCGGACGCTGGTGTTGCAGTGATGCGTGCCACCACCGACAACGGCATCGAGGTGGTGATGCAGAAGTTCTACGACATTGACAGCATGACGATCAAGTATCGTCTGGACACCCTGTTCGGCGTCGTGAACAAGCAGCCTGAGATGTCCGGCATCCTGTTGTTCGGTCAGACCTGATCTTCAACTAACGGTGGGGGGACTTCGGTCCCCCCATCCACAAGGAGCACACCATGCCGTTGACCAAAGGTTACTCGCAGAAATCAATCAGCAAGAACATCTCCAAGGAGATGAAATCTGGCATGCCGCAAAAGCAAGCCGTGGCCGTTGCGCTGTCCACTGCGCGCACTGCAGCCAAGGCCGCAGGCAAGCCCAGCAAAGCGCCAGCCAAGCCCATGAAGGTCAAGAAATGAAGGCCGGCCTGTACGCCAACATCCACGCCAAGCGCGAGCGCATTGAGCGCCAGAAGGCCGCAGGCAAGACGCCTGAGCGCATGCGCAAGCCTGGGACCAAGGGCGCACCAACCAAGGCCGACTTTGTGGCCTCAGCCAAGACAGCGAAGAGGAAATGATGCTGCAATACCCACGCATGCTTTACAAGACGCCACCGGCACGCCCAGGAAAGCGCGCCGATATGCGTGTGGTCAAGGATCAAGCAGAGTGCGACCAGGCTCTGGCAGTCGGCTGGCACCTGAAGATTGAGGCAGCAGACGAGGCATCCGGCTTCGTCTACCAAAAGCCCGTCCCCAAGCCGCTGCCCAAACGAGTCCCAAAGCCAAAGCCTCCAAAGCCGGTCAACAAGCTCGACCCGAAGTGGAGTGCAGAGCAGCGTGCCAAGACGGCCGCAGCAGTGTCGGCAGAGGTGCCGCAAGACGATGCGCCGGTCACCCGCGCAGAGCTGGAGGCAAAAGCCACCGAGTTGGGGATACCATTCAACGGTCGCACGTCAAACAAGAAGCTCAGTGGCCTGATTGCCACTGCAATGCAGCAGGGAGGCTGACATGGGCTACAGCAAGCGCCAATTTATTGAGGCCGCATTTGCCGAGATCGGCCTTGCGTCCTACGTTTTCGACCTGCAGCCGGAGCAGATTGAGGCTGCCAGGCGCAGGCTCGATGCCATGATGGCCGACTGGAACGGCAAGGGCATCCGGCTTGGCTACCCGATCCCAGCCAGCCCCCAGGACGGCAGCATCGACGAGCAGACCAGCGTCCCGGACTCGGCCTACGAGGCGATTATCTGCAGCCTGGGCATCCGGCTGGCTCCGAGCTACGGCAAGCAGGTGATGCCGGAGACCAAGGCCACGGCCAAGCAGGGCTACGATACCCTCCTGCAGCGCGCCACGTTCCCGCTGGAGCAGCAGTTCCCCAACACGCTGCCATCTGGCGCTGGAAACAAGCCCTGGCGCGTGTACGACAACCCATTCTTGGGAAACCCCGTTTATCCGGTGACGGCCGGACCAGACGGCCCTATCGAGTACAACTAAAGGAGCGAGCACCATGCCGCAAATCAACCAACTCCCGCTGCTGGCACAGGTCTCTCCTGGCGACCAGATTCCCGTCTACGTCCCCAACAATGGCGACGCACGACGCCTGCCCATCAGCCAGCTCCTGCAGTACTTCCAGCAGACTTTTGCCAGCCCCACACTGGCCACCAACATCTACACGCCAGGCACAGGCTTCAACATCACGGTCCCCACGCCTGTGGCCGACCAGCAGTGGATGCTGATCCAGCCTGCCGGCACTCTTGCCACCGGCACCGTCACGCTGCCGCTGAACACGCAGACGCCTGATGGCACCGAGGTGCTGGTCACGACAACGCAGCAGATCACAGCTTTCACGCTTGGTGCCAATGGGGCATCGCAGCTCTATGGTGCCCCTGCCACTCTGTCTGCACAGGACTTCTTCCGCGTGCGCTTCGTGCAGGCCACCAACTCCTGGTACCGGATTGCCTGATCATGGCGGCCAAGAAAGACCCCAGGCTGGAGCGCATTGGCGTGGAGGGCTTCAACAAGCCCAAGCGCACGCCTGGGCATCCGACCAAGTCGCATGTCGTGGTGGCCAAATCTGGCGACCAGGTCAAGACGATCAGGTTCGGACAGCAGGGTGTGTCTGGGTCTCCGAAGCGAGAGGGCGAGTCCAAAGCAGACAAGGCCCGACGCGAGTCGTTCAAGGCCAGGCATGCCGGCAACATCGCCAAGGGAAAGATGAGCGCTGCTTACTGGAGTGACCGCGTGAAGTGGTAAACAATTCCAAATGGTGATACAGTGCTCTGCAAGGAGTGACGTATGCCAAATGGACTTTTGAAGTATGAGGTGCAGTGTCCAAGCTGCGAGGAAAAACGAATGGTTCGATCTGACGTTCTGTCGAGACTGCAGAAAGAGGGAAAGCCTCTGATCTGCAAACCGTGCCATAACAGGCTGCGGTTCGACGGGCGCGACCACCCCAGGAAAGGCACTGGAGTGAAAAACGATCCAGACCTTGCGAGGACACAAAGCAGCTACTACAAAGCCAAGCAACGCTGCAAAATGGGCGCAAAGCATCATGCCTGCTATGCCAAAGTTGAGTTCAAGTTCAGCTCCATGCAGCAACTGATTGACTGCATCGGCGTGAGACCAGAAGGAACGACACTTGATCGCATTGATCCACTTGGCCATTACGAGCCAGGGAATGTGCGGTGGGCCACGCTTGCAGAGCAGACCGCCAACAGATTGCCACGAGGCTACTGGCAGAAACAAAATCAAATGGTGGCCTGAATGCAGATTCCAATCCTGAACGGCATCTACACCGACAACGGCCCGGACTTCCGCACGTCCTACCCGGTCAACATGGTGCCTGTGCCAAAGAACAGCGGCATCAGCTCTGGGTTCCTGCGTCCTGGTGATGGCATCGTAGCCAACGGCAGCGGCCCAGGCATCGACCGCGGCGGCATCAACTGGAACGGCATCTGCTATCGAGTCATGGGCACCAAGCTGGTGACTGTGGCAAGCAATGGGGTGGTGACTGTGCTGGGCGATGTCGGCGGCCCGGTCAATACGCTGGTGACGATGGACTACAGCTTCGACAGGCTGGCCATTGCGTCTGGTGGACGGCTGTACTACTGGAATGGCGTCCTCACGCAGGTGACTGATCCTGATCTTGGGCTGGTGCTGGATTTCTGCTGGGTGGATGGCTACTTCATGACCACTGACGGTGCCAACTTGGTGGTGACTGAGCTGTCAGACCCGACTCAGGTCAATCCGCTGAAGTACGGCAGCTCTGAGGTAGACCCTGATCCGGTAGTGGCCCTGGTCAAGCTGCGCAACGAAGTCTATGCGCTGAACCGCAACACCATCGAGGTGTTCGACAACGTAGGCGGCGAGTTTTTCCCATTCCAACGCATCGACGGCGCGCAGATTCAGAAGGGCGTCATTGGCACGTTTGGCTGCTGCGTTTTCATGGAGCAGGTGGCCTTTCTTGGCAGCGGCCGCAATGAGGCACCAGGCATCTACATGGGTGCCAACGCCACGGCCACCAAGGTGAGCACACAGGAGATCGACGAAATCCTGTTGCAGTACACCGAGGCGCAGCTCGCCACGGCCAAGCTGGAGGCACGCAACGACAAGGCGCACCAGCATCTTTACATCCATCTGCCTGATCGCACGCTGGTTTATGACGCGGCTGCCAGCGAGGCGCTGGGCGAGCTGGTCTGGTTCACACTGACGACCACGGTGGTCGGCTTCAGCCAGTACCGTGCTCGCAATCTGGTCTGGGCCTATGACAAGTGGCTGGTCGGTGATCCTCAGTCGAGCAGCATTGGCTACCTGGTGGACACCATTGGCACTCACTGGGGTCAGAAGGTGCGCTGGGAGTTCGGCACGCTGATCGCCTACAACGAGGGCAATGGCGCACTGTTTCACGAGCTGGAGCTGGTCAGCTTGACCGGCCGCGTGGCGCTGGGCGTCGACCCGATCATCACCACCAGCTACAGCTTGGACGGCCTGTCATGGAGCCAAGACCGCCCCCTGCGTGCCGGCACCATCGGCAACACCAAGAAGCGCCTGGCGTGGTTTCAGCAGGGAAGCATGCGCAACTGGCGTATCCAGCGATTCCGCGGCGACAGTGATGCGCATCTGGCCTTCGCGCGCCTGGAAGCGCAGATTGAAGGGTTGCTGTACTGATGGCCACCAATCCTCGCGTCCCACCTCTCGGATTGACCCGAGATCAGCTCGCCACGTTCCTGAAGGACCACGAGCAGATCAAGCAATTCGAGAACCTGTTCGCTGTTGCGGCAACTGTTGCGCCTGACAATGTCGAGGTGGCCAACATCTTGGCCGGAAATGCAGACGCCAAGGCCGTGCAGGCACTTGGCCAGATCGCTGCGCTGGCGCAGGAGGTGGCTGTCTGCTGCTCGATCAGCGACATCAAGGGCACGCAGGCGCTGGATCAGATTGCCATGCTGGCGCAGGAAACTGCAGTCAGCATTGCGTCAGCAGAGAACAAGGCCAACCAGGCGATGGCGCTGTTGTCCAGACTGGCCGAGGCTGTTGAAGGGCTGCAGATGCTGCCTCCGAAGCGCGAGTTCAAGCGCAGTCGGTATGGCTCGTTCTACGACACCACCACGCAGACAGCCACGGCCATCAACACGGCCAAGGCCATCACATTCAACACCACAGACTTGAGTCATGGCGTCTATCTTGGCACGCCAACTTCGCGCGTCTACGTCGACACTGAAGGCATCTACAACTTCCAGATTTCTGTGCAGCTTGATTCGACAGTCGCAACGGCTGAAGAGTTCTATCTGTGGTTCAGACTCAATGGAGCTGATGTCACTAATTCAGCCAGCCAAGTGCGCATTCAGGGCAACAATGCTGAAGTGTTTGTGGCGCTGAATTTGTTTTTCAACTTGAAGGCAGGAGACTACGTCGA